ACTTTTTACCACCTTTATCGTGTATAGTGTAGGTATGTATAACAAAAAAGAACTCGAGTTGATGGAGAAAAACAAACAGCTCTCTAAGCTCGTTGATAACCTTATTTCAGAGAGAAACAGTGTGCTGAATCAACTCGAACAGCTACAGGTAAACTACGACAAACTTGCGGGATTTAAGGTGCAAGACTTACTTGATAGACTGAAAAAGAGATAATGGAAAAGTTGCTCTGGATTATCTCTATCGTTCTCTTTGTCCCTTGTGCATTTCTTTACGACATGTTTTCAGGAAAAGGTAAAGAACGTATAGAGGAAGCCAAGAAAAACATGCGGAAGTGGTAGTTTTCCACATATTCACATGGTTTTCCACACTCATTTGGTATACTTATTGAGTAGCCACGGGAGCATACGTGGTTCGTAACGAGAGGCATGGGGTCGTGGGTGTTTGGTTACCCCCGTGACCCAACCCCTCTCGTCTTACAAGTTAAGACCCACGCGTATTGAACGCATAATTATGAAGAACATCACTTTAGTGGTGATGTGCCTAGTGATTGGAGGGAATATACTAAATAACTCATGGACGTACAACGAACTGAATCCGATTGAGTACGCCCGAGCAGAGGAAATTGTCGAACCGGAAGTGGTGTTGATTGAGCCGATCATTGAGTGGACGCCCGAGAGGATAGAACAGGAGATCGAAGAACAGGCAGAGAAGTATGGGGCCGACGCGGGCTTGATGAAGCGGATCATCGCCTGTGAAAGTAACGGGAGTACGACGATTCAAAGCTACCACAAACGACCAGACGGAAGCAGGGAACAGAGCTATGGGCTGGTGCAGATATACTTACCGGCTCATCCGAACGTAACCTACGAACAGGCGATTGATCCACAGTTTGCGATAGAGTTCATGGCAAAGAATATCGTCAAAAACCCGAGGATGTGGAGTTGTTACAAAGAAGCCCTCGACTAATCGTCGGGGGTTTCTTCGCCTTCAAAGCAGTCCTCACACAACACTCGTGACTCCACAATCTCTTGTTCTCGTAGGGTTATGTCTTCGCCACATTCAGCGCAGTACACAACAAGTGGGTTATTGTGGCTCGGGTACTTCATGTTTGAAAATAAAGTTCTTTACATTCTTGCGGTCAATCTGATTCCACACAAGGAGAAGGAACGATGCTATCATCACCACGCCCTCGACAAACCTTGCTACGCTCCCCTCATCAAACTCTATACCAATAGAGGTGAGGAGAAACTCAAGGCCAATAACCACAATTGCGATTCCATTCTTTGAGTACGTCATTTTAGTTTTTGATACAATTTAATAATCTCCTGCAAACCATCGAGGATTTTACCCAAGACAGCTTCGCGTGAGTCAATTTGTCTCTGGATTGTTTCAGGAACCTTGTTGTAGTGAACAATCCACGCCTCCGTGGGCTTGTAGGTGTCATGTAACCTGTGCGCCGTACCCCAGTCAGCCCAGTCTGTCCCCCATGTGTTTGCGATGCGGAACGAGTCGCCGTCGTAGTTGCTGTCGGTTACCGCGTGACCACTTATAACCTCCTTTGGAGGACGAAGTGGCTCTATCGGCTTTGTCCACCACTCGCGTCCAATAGCGTACCGAGTGAGAATCCCCGCGTCACTTTCGTTGATTGCCTGCGCCATAAGGTCACGGTCTACTGGCACTTTTGCGTAGGCAAGTATCTTGTACTTCTCCGCCCTCTTTTTTAGCTTCTCAATGTCAGCGTCAGAGACGGCTTGTAGCTTCTTAATGTATTTTATATACGGAAGTTTCCGGTCTTGCTCGGTGGTAAATGTCCATTCTTTTTCAGGAAGAAACCCAACGTTTTTAGCTATCTTGAGCGCCCATGAAAGGGAAGATCCTTCGTCCCAATTCCCCTGGAGTTTCTTTTGTAGCAGGTATTGAAAATCAGCGCTGAACTTAATGCCGAGCGCCTTGCGGGCGTTTTGTGTTGTTGCTATTGCGGTGCAGATACCAACCTTATGTTGATCCTCTATGTCCTTTTTAGAGTACCGTTTACCCCCCAGCTTCGGTTGTGGGGAGGGGACATAGGTAAACGTCCTAATGTCGTATGGAGATTCTTCTGCGCCTGTTCCGTACTGTTTCATAATCTCATTATATAATCTTCAGTATAAAATTAACAAACTCCGAACCGTTGAGGACAAACATGGTGCCCGTAGCGGTTCCTATGATAGTGAGCCAAAGAGTTATTTTTCTCACCTTTCCGTTTGTGAAGGTGACTTGTGCAAGTATTCTTCTGTGTGTCTCTCCGTGTTCGTCTATTTTTTCCTCGATGCGAGAGAGCTTTTCGTCTATGAGTTCACGGGAGTAGGATTGTTCCTTCGTCATGTTAATAATACGCTGACCCACGAGGAGCCGTTATACACTTCTAATTTACTTGTATCGGTGTTCAAACCACACTCCCCGAGTCGACCTACGGGACGGCTTGCCGTATTCCATGCGGGCATGGTGAGTCCTGTCGTCTGGTACGAGAGTTGCCCCATCTGAAGAAAGATATTGGGGTTGAGTGAGTAGTCGGGTGCGCCCGATGGTGAGGGGGATGGTGAGGGGCTTGGACTACTTGAGGGGCTAGATGATGGACTCGTTGATGGTGAAGTGCTTGGGGATGAGCTTGGACTTGCGGAAGGTGACGGTGTAGCACTCGGACTCGAACTTGGACTCGTTGACGGTGAGGTGGATGGACTTGCTGAGGGCGATGGTGTTGCACTGGGACTCGCTGAAGGAGAGGTTGAAGGACTTGTAGAGGGGCTAGCACTCGGAGAAGGTGTTGCTGACGGTGAGGACGACGGGGAAGAACCACCGCCTGATGGTGTCGCAGAGGGGCTTGAACTTGGTGACGTAGAGGGGCTAGCAGATGGGCTAGGGGTTGCAGATGGTGACGCGGAGGGGCTTGTTGAAGGCGAAGTGGATGGCGACGCTGAAGGACTCGGTGTGGCTGATGGTGAGGAGGACGGACTGGTTGAGGGTGAGGTTGAGGGGGAAGCCGATGGGGAAGGAGTAGCTGACGGACTCGCACTGGGTGAAGTAGAGGGGGAAGTGCTTGGGGATGCACTTGGTGTGGCAGAAGGGCTAGAGGACGGTGAAGTTGAAGGACTTGCAGAGGGGGACGTTGAGGGGGATGTGCTTGGAGAAGACGACGGTGAACCACCCGCACCCGCCACATCCATCCATCGTGGTACCCGATACGGCATCATCAACGCCAGAGCGCGTATCTCCGATTCATCAAGGGCTCGGTTGTAAACACGAACATCGTCGATTAGACCGTCATACCATGCGCCAGCACTTCCTCCTGGAGTCGACGGATTCTGTTTGGCGAGATACATACCCGCACTATTCCAGGCAATTGTGACGGTTTTGAGTGCTCGTCCGACGAGCCGTCCGTTGAGAAAGAGTGAAATGTAGCGTCCATCTGACTGAGCGACACAATGATTCCACTGCTTGTTGCCTGAGAGGTCGCCCCATGCGCCAGCCGAGGCCGTGATTGATTGACGAGTCGTGTTGCTGTTTAAGATTTCAAAACGTAGTGTGTTTCCAGTACCAGTCTGGTAAACACTCGCACCGCCACTTCCCGTCACTCCTGCAAACAGGTCAGAACCCATGAATAGCGGGTATGCGGCGTTCTCTGCATCTCTTTTGAACCAGAAAGAGTAGGCAAAAATCTGCCCTACTTTTAGGGATGCGTTAAGGGTGACGTAATCATCGACTCCGTCAAAGTTCATGGAGTAGGTGTTTATATGCCCCTGTCTCCATGTCGGCCCACCTGTGGCGGTTGAGATTAATCCCTGTTTGACATCAATAAGACTAGTCCCCGTCCCCTCAAGGAACTTTATCCAACCAGTGAGTCCTCTGGTAACCTCTCTCGTCATATTACGCTATGGTGTAGTTGATTCCTTGTGCCTTCCAGTAGTGGTTCCCTGCGGTGGTGTTACTATTTACCCCTGTGTTGTGGGCGATGAACAGCACAAACTTTGAAGGGAGAATCCCGCCAAAGAGATTGGCTACCGAGAACGGAGCACAGTGATAGGAGCGGGCAGTTGTGTTGGTATCGACATACAGTGTTGCACCGAGTCGTCCAAGTCCAGAATGAACACCAGCACTTGTCACGGTTTCCGCACTGGCAGTTCCATCGAATACGTCAGGATACGTCGGCGTGTCGTCAATGACAGGAACGACCCAGATTTGTACGAGGGTGTTCGCTGTCGGAGTCGTCCCTGAAGTCCAGAGTCCACTGATGAGTACATCAACATCTTTGTTAGACGTGTTGTCGTAGACGTTTGATTCCACGCCAGCCACAAAGGTCGATGACGACGCGACGTTTTCTGGGGATATGGTGATTGTCGAGGACGCTCGATATGCAATGTTAAGTGTTGCCATAGATGTTGTTTATTATGCTAATCTTCGAGCTTCACCAACGTCAGGCCACGAGACTGGGCTTTCGAGTACCATCGTCGCTGGGCTGGCCGAGCTTCCCGTTCCCGTCGCAAAGAGTTTTTCAAACACAGTTGCGGGACGCTTCCATGCCTCTCGCATGGCAACCCGTGAGGCGTTGTTCTGGTTCGTTCCGAAGGGATTTTCAAACCCTGCTCGTCTGTCGGCGCGGGACATATTGAAGACTCCCGTTGGTGCGGAGTCGAGAAGGAGCTGGAGGCGTTGCATGTTGAGGGCGGACATCCCGTCGATGTCAGTCCCTATCCATGCGTTCCCTATTTCCTCTGCCCGAACGTCAGTCCTCCATACGATGAAAGCGGGAGCGACCTCTTTATTGAGCTGTTCGGCGATGAAGTAGTCCCCGTCGCTTCCTGCTGGAACGGCAGAAAGCGTTGGGTCTGCGTTGATAAAGTTTTTGAGTGTTGTGAGTTGTGCTGGTGTCATACTTGATTTTTTATAAATAAGTTTTTGTAATTATACCATTTTTAGGTCGAACCTACCCCATGTGGATAATTCAAATGTCCTGTTTGTTCCCCTCCTTGGCCCCGTTAGGTTCGTGTCGTGACGGATGTCCACGTTCGGTATTTCAGTGCGGAAGTCTCGTGCCTGATACCCTATCAAGTAGTCTTTAATCCACTGGTGGGTGTCGCCTGTAGTCATTCTGAGGGCTTTTATACCAATGGTTCCGGGTTCCCCAATGAGTTTATTATCACGGAACCAGTCTGGACGCTCGACCACGCGTATCTGCGCTTCCGTTACTTCACGGAGCATGTCAGCACGACAGATAAGTTGTGACTGCACACGCCGATTCGGAACATACGAGTACATACCATCATATTCTGGGTGTTTTGGGTTCTTGTACTGTACCAACCAATTATTCAGGTTATACCAAAAGTAGCGGTCATCAGGGGGAGTAAAGTCGAAGTGTTCCCCGGTGTAAAGGCAGTCATGTTCCGCAATCGCTACCCATTTAGTGTGTACCTGTTCCAGCCCCTTTTTAATCTGTTTATACATCGAGAGTCCCGACAGTTCCCACTCAGGGGGCTGTTCCATACGCACAATGGGCTTGTCCATCTTCTCCAACAGAGAAAAGCACACCTGTTTTATGAGTGGGTCAAGGTTCGGTGTTCCTAGGTAGAGTATCGTATTTGCCATCTCGGTAACAGTTCGTACTTGTAATAGTCACCCCACTGTGCGAGTGCATAATCCCATGACTTCCGCGCCTCTTTGTTTGAGTGATTGTGTGTACGAGAAAATGAGCGATGTTTGTGCGCGTACCATGTCTCTTGGTTGCTCATCAGTTCCCCTCCCGCTCTCCATGTCTTCATAGTCATCTCGGTAGAGTCTTGGTACAGTTTTCCGTACCCATCTTCTTGGAGTTCACCTATCACACTGTCCCACCATGCGTGGGGCATCACCCAGCACGAACCCTGCATCGCCTGTTTGGGTTTAATGGGGATGTTGTTGTCTGCCTCTCGCCACACTAAGGCAGAGAACTTGTTGTGGTTTTTGGAGATAACGAGCCGTTCCATAATCACGGGGGGCACGTCCATCACCTCCCACTTCACGGGGTCGAGGAAGTATCGTTTCGCGTCAACTATCCAGTTCGGTTGTATGGTTCGGAGTATCGTTTTGTCAAACCCCTTAGCAAACATACAGTGCTCATCTGTACGCATAAGGTATGTACCCTCAGCTCGCTTCACGCCCTGATTGATGGCGTTCCGCATACCACCGTTCTTCTCTAGGTACAGTGGTTTTACACGGGAATGGTCGATAACGTCCTGTCTGTAACCGTCAAGAACGGGTATGATTTCAAAGTCTGTTTCAAAATTATCAAGGATGGACTGAATGGTGTTGTTCAGGTACGGGTCTTTCCACGAGGGAATAATAATGCTCAGGTCTTTAGTAGCCATGCACCGTTTGTTATGCCGTAGAGGAAGTTGTTGTGTAGGTCAACTTTCTTAAATGAGCGTGTGTGCGCGAGGAACCAGTCTCGGGCTTCCCCTGGTCCGTAAAGTCCACGGTCAACGTAGCAGTCCTCCACCACCATGTACTGTCCACTTGTTACAATGTTCTTGTACTTCGTGAGTTCCCATTTCACATGGGTACGTGAGTGGTTCCCATCAATAACAACCATGACACTTTTACCTGCTGTAAGTTCTTGGATTTTACGAACAATATCATCATCATTCGAGTTCCCAATAAGGTAGGTGATGCGCGGGTCGTGTTCTACCACCTGTGGATTGATGTCGATAGTGATAACCTTCCCGCCGTTTCCTACATAGTCGAGCTGGTCTTGGAAGAATAGTGCTGACGCGCCGAATCGTGTCCCAATTTCAACCACAACGTCTGGTTTCTTTTCCCAGATGACTTGGTGGTATAGTTGCATGTCGTTCGGGAACTTCTGCATGAGGAGTCCCTTATACTTCGGGTAGTGCATCTGACGGTGAATGTGTTTATACATTCGCTCAAATGTCTCATCGTACTCTGGATATTTCATATAGGTGTCCCAGCCAGGGGGATTAAATTTATCTATTAACCATTGAAAATTGCGCTTCTGTCCCTCCCATTTGTTATTGAGCCACAGGTCTTTTGAATACTCCCGTGTCTTCTGTATGTCACTCTCTTTTATGGGGTACGGGAACCCTCCGTCACTTGCGCGGAACCAGTGTGCGAACCATGTCTTTTTGTTCACCACCAGCCTACCACCAGAGAGCCACGCCTTACACGCAACCTCGATGCCCTGCTGTCCCCACCCTGCGGGACCTCCTTGTGTTTCATCACAGCCCCCGAGTTCCCAAAAACGTTCCTTGTGCATAAACCACCCTGGCCCCATACACCCCATCGTGTCGTCGATGAGTTCCGTCCTGCGGTGCATTTCCTTCCACTGTTCTCCCCCGTAGTAGAGTGAGCGCAATTCTCCCCTTTCGTTCATACCAATGTACATGTAGTCGGTACGTTTGCGGAGTTTCGGTGTGAAGGTTTTGACATCAAGGTTGTACATCCGAGGAATCACCGTCCAGTCATACTCACAGTCCTCTGCGAGTTTCACATCAAAACCCTCGTCTACGGCACAGTGCGCGTCGAGTTTCATAATGAATTTCCCTTTTGCCTGTCGCGCGAGTTCGTTTATAGACGCACGTTGTCCTTTAGCTTCACGGTTATGGAAAAAGCGAACCCTGTCATCACCAGTCACAATTTGTGTTTCCGGTATGTACCCGTCAAGCATAATAAGGATTTCCGAGTCCCCACGAATGTTTGCAAGGACATTCCGAATAGTCTGCTCTAGGTATATTTCATTTCGTGCGGGGATGAGGACGCTCGTGAGCATGGCTATATGGTTACCGCATCAAGTGTCTCGGTGTAGGTAAGCGTCTTATTGGAGTATGCCCCCGTTCCTGTCACAGAAGATGGGAGGCCTGTGGTATACACAATGGTTTCACTCCCCGTGGAGTCGGTGCAGGAATTGAGAGAGCCGTCAGCGTTGAAGGTGAGGGTTTTGGTGCGGTAACGATATTCGTCTCCCTCTCGCAGTTTCCCGAGTATCTTATCAAATTTAATCTGCATACTATGTATACGTTAGCGTAGTTCGGTTGTCCCAGATCTGGTTAGACGCCCCGCCACCCGCCCACTTAATCACAGCAGTAACCGGTGTCCCCGACTCGTCTATCCTCTGGATCTGCCACACCGCAGAGGACGTAGCTGACCCAACGGGGGCCCTACCAACATACGTCATCGAGGCGGTTGAAACATCATCAACCTGAAGCGCAGCAATATCACCATCAATGCGGACGTTTACATCCTGCACCTTCTTCCCCGCATCAACAACAAAAGTATCACTCATATAGGCGTATTTCTTGGATTAACTTATTTTCTTGGTTTTGAAGCTCAAGCGCTTCGGGCGTTTCCCCTGATACGGTGTCTTCATTTGGGAGGAGCGCCCGCTGTTCCCGAACTGCGTCAAGCTGTTTCCGGAGACTCATGTACTCGAGTACCTTATTGAGCTTCTCACCCTTGGGGGATGAGCGCGCAACAAGTCGCGCGATGTTTGCACCATCAGCAAACTTCTCAAAATACTTTGCAATCTCTAGGTATTTTGACCACACATCTGGTTTTTGGATCTCCCAACCATCAAGCCCGAGGGCATTAAGAAGCTCTGTCCCCTCTACCGCCCCGATGTTACCCTCAGCAAACATATTGACAACATTATAGCATAAGCGTAGGGTGGTGGTATGGAGAAAAAAGTGTTTGAGGGATCGTTCGGATTATTGGCGTTTCTTGCGTTGTGGTATGTAGTTTTGCCATATTTCTTGGCGAAACTATTTGTATCATTGTTGGGGGGTTAATTCTCCCTCATCGTCAAATTTATCAGATCGCAAGTTTGCTATATGGTTTTCGAGTGCCTTACGGATAAGCATTAAATCGCCAGGATTAAGGGTGTTTCCTAAATCTATTTTAGACACAACACGTTCTATAACATCCTGTCCAATTCCTTGGGATTTACCGTAAACCTTGAGAATTGGGATAGTAACAGCTGGTGAAGCCACCGCGAGCCCAACAATCATGCCCGGGATGCCCCCACCCATCAAACCTGCGCCCCCACCAATGAGAGAGGCGGTGTAGGTACCCACTTTATTACCCGATGTGGAAGCGATATCTTCGAGGGCTTTTACCAACTGTAACTGCTGACCAATTCCTGGGACAATCTTTTCTAACCTATTGAGAACCTTGTCGCGACCGAGGCCAGTTGCGTTCGCGATGGTGTTTATCCCAGTATCAAGCAATTCACCCTTATCGTTAAAGAGGTGTTTTTTAAATTGCTCAATTTCCTTGAGTTGGGGCGACATTTTGTCGTCCAACTCCTTGAGTCCTGGAATCAAATTTTTACCAATCGAGTCGTATGCCTTTCTCAGCTGTCTACCAATTGCAGATGGGATGTCGGTTTTTCCCGCCTCCCAATCAGACAGTTGGTCAAGGGCTTTTCTTGTGTTGAGGAACGAGTTTGTTGTGGCGGTTGTCTCTGATCCATATTGCGAAATGAATCGCTCAAGGGCGGAGACATCAGTTGGGCTAAGTGGTGCGGACTCTCTTGTAAGTTTTATTTTTCCACTTTCAGTAAGTTCAACGCCAAATTTCTTGAGTACATCACTCACTGTATTGGATGGAATTGGTATCTCTCTCCCAGCAGTATCGGCTATGAGTTTTTTATACTGTGCGCCAGTGACGCCAGCTTCCGCGATACGCTTTTTGAGGGCTGTCTCGACCTGAGTCGCGATATTCACACGAGAAAGACCCTCGCGCTCAGCCCGACTGAGTGCTGCTGGGTTGGTGACAGCGGTGATAACTGTTTGTGGATTAAGCCCAGTTAATTTACTTGCCATGAAGGTGCTGACCTTTTTTGCTGTTCCACCCAGAGATCCTAATGCCCTCCCCGCAAAGGGAATTGCTGCGCTAAACGCGGTAGCACCACCCGGCGCCAAGGCGCTCAAACCATCTTCGCCACCTCGCACGTTAGCCGACACATCTGCCGCATACCCCGCGGTAGCGTTTGCAAGCGACGAACTCAATAAGCTTTTTCCTGTTAGATTTGTGAGCGCTGTGGCGGTTTTCCCAACAGGAGCAAGATACGACCCAGACTCAAGAGCGTCAGCAACAATTTGTCTCCCGCCACCCGATCCAAATGCCCTTTGTTCTTCGACGTTTACCTCCCCAAATGGTGTTTGGAAAGATTGGTCACCGCCTTCCTCATACCCCCGTTTTACATTCTCACCGAGGAGTCCGGTTCTCCCAACGGCTTCTGCGAGGCGCGCGGCGGGTTTAACAAGAAGCGTCTTGGCTGCCGAAGCAAAAAGGTTCTCCTTAGGAAGATCATACCCATGTTTTGTGGCAAGTGATGAGATCTGTTCATCGTTTAGACCCTTTTTCTTGAGATTGTTCACCTGTTCAAATGTGAGGGTTGCCATTTTAATATCCGAATAAGCTCTTAAAAAATCCAACGCTTTCACCCCTCAGATTATTCCAATACCCCGAGGTATCCTTTACACCCAGCTCATTGAGAAATATATCATCCTCGGGTGTTGTTGTTTGATTGGTGATGACGTCTGGTGACTCCCCATACCCAAGAGATGTAACATCGGTGAATTGCCCCGTCGAGTCGATAATCATGCTGTCACGGTTATTCCGAGCATACGCGTCAAGCGCATCTAGTTTTACCACAATGTCCGAGAACGTGTCACGATCCCAGTTGGGGAGGGAGAGATTTGCTGCCTTCAGCTCATTCCCCGTGAGAGATGCGCCGAAGATATTATTTCTATATTGGTTAATGGTGGATTGTGTTTCAGCGACAAAAGACAACCAATCCTTATCCTTAGAGATGGCGGCAAACGGAAGGGCGCTGTTGAGGGCTGTGGTAAAGAGGTTGGGGTTTGTCTGCTGTAGCTTTAACTCTTTCTTTCGTAGGCGTTCCCGCATGGTAATAATCGCACCCATCTGTTTAAAATCATTCTGTTGCGCGACGGGTAGTGAATTGACCACCATACTATTGACCAGTTTTTCAGCCGCCTCGATGTTTCCTGATGTGACGTACTGGGTAAATAAGGACTCGTTCTTTTGGCGTGACTGTATGCCCCCCTTCAAGTTGGCGATGTTAAATAGTTGCGAGAGTGTGTTGTCGCCACCAGCCGTATTAGGAATATTTATAGCAGACGACGCGTTCCTGTCAGCAATAATAGATAGTTGATTTTGCCTATCAAGCAACCCAATATACGGAGTCGCAATACCAATCGCGCGGTCATACGTCATATTCGGATCAGAGAGGATTGACTGCACAATACTTGTGGGTGCGCCCTGCCCCGCAATATCTATCGCCAAGTCCTTGATGCTCTGCTTCTCATCACGAACAGTCTGGAGTTGTTCCTTGTACTGGTCGAGTTGGAACTGCGCGATGTCAGCTTGTTTCTTCTGGTCAGCGGTAAGGGTGGGTTTCAGGTAGTCGAGTTCTGCTTGCTGTTGCGCAATAAACGCCTCGTATGATGCGTATTGTTCATCAATCTCTGCTTTCGCGTCAGCTTTTGCTTGGGTGAGGTTCCCAAGCTGTGCCGTTTCAATAAGCGCGAGGTTCGAGAGGTCAAAATACGCATCACTATTTATCCTATTCCGTAGGTCGATAGCGGCCTCACGCGGAATACCCCGCTCTACTGATTTTGTCTCGAGGTCTTTGAGTCGCTCGCGAAGTTGTACCTGTCGCTGTGCTATCGCATTTCGTGTCTCGGCGAGGGGCTCTTCAAGCTCCGCTATTCCATACTGCTTATTGGTATCAGCGATACGCTGTTCGCGACCACCGAAAAATTCCTTCGCCTTATCGCGGATGCTTCCGAGGACAGTCTGCTCCGCCTGTTGCGCTTCTGTTTGTGGTGGTTGTTCAAAGGATGGGAACTTCAGAATTGCGCTCTCAGGGTTTTGAAGTGGGTCAGCGGTGAATGTGGGGTTCGATGTCCCCTGAATCATCGACTGTATCTTCAGTGCCGTGTCTTTAATCCCCTGCAACTGAGAAAGTCTGCTTGTTACATCGCTCGGAGTGGCGGGGGAGGTGAGTGCGGTCGATGGAACTGGGGCACTCGTGTTGAGCCTGGGTGGAGTTGTTGGCCCTGGCCACACCGCACCCGTTCCCATTGGTGTTGTAACTTTGGGTTTATACTGTGGGGTGCCGTAGAGATACGGTAATTGGCTCGTTATTGCTGGCCTTCCACCGATGATTGGATTATTTGGCATACTATTTACCCTCCTTCGAGGTGACGATTATTTTATCTAATTCTACCACACTCCCCGCCGCGGCACGAAGCTCTACCATAAGCCAGAAGGTGTGTGCCCCTTCTGTCGTGGGTACACTGAGGTCGTGGTAGTCATTCTTCTGGTTTGAGATGGTTGCGAGTCTGCGCCAGTTATCAACAACGACGCGCCCCGACTCCCCGATCAAGGAGGATATCCAACCGCCAAACGCCTCATCGACAGTTATGGTGTAGGTCGGGTTGCTGTAACTAATCGCCGAGATGTGCGCGGTGGCACTGGCACAGTATGCTTCAGAAACCATAACCCAATCACCAGCTTCTACGTTGGCAAAATTTGTGTCAGTAGAGGTAAATGATGTGGAGCTGACCCAAGTAATCGCCGCCTTAAACTGTTTACTACTTGATTTATGGAGTCGATATTTAAGGAGAATCCTGTCGGCTGAGTTGTTGAGCCTTTTGCTTAAAACCTCTATCTTTTGCCACAAATCTTTTGCGGTTCCGTAGAGTGGGTTTAACACAAATCGTGACCGAGATGCAAGCGTCCTTGCCCGATCATCAGAAAATATGGTTGCCCACGACTCCTCCACAACAGGTATCTCCGCCGAGGCGAGGAAGCGTGTCTTTTGTGAGGGGACTGCAACGAGCGCCCCCATGTTTGCGCCGGTATTATATTCTGTGTTGCTTCCAAAACCCATTGTCGAACCACCCGAGGCTGTGTTTGCTGTCCCAATTGGGAATCTGTTATAAAGACCAAGTTCTGGGTCATAGCAAAATACGCCAGCGAAGTATTTTGCGTCGTTTGATGTGCCATAATTTGTGCCCGTTGAGTCGCGGAGGGTTCCCGACATGAGGAAGTGGGGCATGTTATCGATGATCGCGCTCCCATTCTGGTGCATGAAGCGGTTATCCGCGGTGAGTAGTGATGTGGAGACGATATTCCCGTGATACTCATACCCGTCTGGTGGCTTAGGTAAATGGGCACCATCTTTCCGATAAAATTTTGAGCCATCATAGAAACGCATCGAGCCATCAGAGAGCATAAGGACTGGTGAATCGTCCCATATCACAATAGAAAACACACCATTCGCACCAGGGGTATAAATCTTGTTGGCGGTCGCCTCATTGAGGGACATATCCCACTCAATGACAACACTACCGCCAGTCGATAAATCGCGACCACCGAGCCACATGCGATTTGACGACATTACCATACAGTCGAGTCGGTACTCCGCCGAAGAAAAGTCGAGTGTCCCATTACCTGTTTTGGTCACTACACCCGCGGTGGTCACGTTATACACCTTCCGGTAGTTATCAAGAATGTACAGTCGCCCATTCGGACCAACCTTCATCGCTTTGAATCCAGTGCTCGACAATGCGCTCTGGGCCAGTGTTCCCTGCCACCACGACGTCCATGTGGAGCCGGAGAGCTCATAGATGTCGCCCGTCCCAGATATGCCCGAAGCATATAATTTCTGATTAAAGACCACCATATCAGATTCTCCATAATCACCAGTTGGCGTTGATGTTGATGTGTCGAGCGCCCATGTGTTGGTCGGGTCGTCGGCGCTCCCAGACGCGGCGCGGAATACTTTGTTAGCGATGCCGTACCATCGAGAGTCAATCACACAAAATGCGGTGACGGGTGAGGTTATATCTGCGGTTGTTGCTTCAGTTAGGAGGGTGAGTGCGTTGGGTGAGTTCAAAATTCTTCCGCGCTCTAACGAGAAGTCGGTGCCGTATGAGGTGTGGAGACTTCCAAACGCCTCGCCCTTATTCATTTGGCTCACCTCTCCTTTATAAGGAAATTCAAATTTCATACTTCAAATGCTGGTAACCGATAACGCTTCCCATTCCACTCCACCTCGAGCATCACGTCGCAGTCGAGGGTATTACCACCCCCTATGTAGTTCGTTCTATCAAAGCGCGTCTTAATAAACTGGTTGACGATGCGCGGGGCAAGTCGAGCAGGGTCGAGCTGCTCCTTGATTCTCTGTATTTCTTTTTCTGGTGTTTCTGGCATGTTTTTGTTATGCGCCTACGCCGAGCGTTGCGAGGGATGGGGCAGTGGATGTCCCAATGGGGTTGGTTGCTGATATATAATCAAACCAGGAAGAACCACTCGCACCCGAGTTTAACAAAACGGTACGAGCGTCAAGTCCAGAACCTGTATACGGTAACAGGGAGGACGTTTGAGACGACCACGATGTACCGTTATGGTAGCGAAGTTTATAATTACCACCAGATTCAAGCTCTATTTCAATTACATACCACTGTAGCGCGGATGGGGAAGAAACTAATGTTGTAAGAGTGGAATTGGATCCATACTTTATTGCTGTCGTGTGCCACCCCACTACAACCCTGACGTCCCCGGCTGTGTCGTTTAATCTGAATGTGGAATCCCCGCTAGAGATCATTGTCGAGTCGGCACGAATTGCAACATATAAGATACCAGAGGCGACATCTGTTGTGAGCGTTCTGGAAACTGAGCCGTTCGCACCAGTTTGCGTCACCGCCTTGGCCCCCTGATATGTCACAGAACCCTGTATGTCGTAAGCGGTTCCCCCAGACCACGCCGCCGACCAACCAGAACCACCGTTCAATGTATTTAGGTCACCATCTGAATATGAATCGAAATTTTCTTCTGCTACCCACGCCATATTAGGTGACCTTGCTCTTAAACCCAGTAACGCTAATGTATACCGTCGTAAGTGCAGCACTCACATCATACGCCAATGCGGTGTTCGCGGTAGTGCGAAAGATTCCGTCTGGAATTGCAAAGTTCGCGCCACCTGTCGCGGGGAGTGGCACCGTCCAGAGTACCGATCCCGCGGTGCCATCTCGGAAGTCCACATACCCAGCTGTCGCTGATGCGTTGTATACCGAGTAGCCAGTGATGACGTTTCGTGTTGATGCGGTTGCACCAAAGTTGGTGAACGCGGTTGAGGTGCCGTCGGTGTTTGAAATACGTTCAGAAACCACGTCCCCGAGTGGTCGAGAGTTGCGAACAAGGAGGACGCCATCAAGATCAGCGTATACATCGGTGCGGTCGCCGTCGGCTACCATCGTTGCTGTCGAAACGGCCGACTCCGCTTTTGCCCCCACCTTAATGGGGTTCCCAGAATCAGCGGCGTCATGTGCCACCGCCCCTCCCGTGATGACCGCTGAGGTTACGTCCACATCACCAATGTCTACCCCTGAGTTTGCTGCGAGTTTCCCGATAGCTGCGGTGCCCGCGGGGAGGGCGGTGGTGAGCGTTACCGAAACACCGTTTGTGGCATCAACGGGGGCAACACCAGCGTTTGTTGATGGGTCGCCAATGACAACAACCTGACGATGATTTCCGTTTGTTGCTTCGGTGCGGGTATCAACATTTGTGCCTGTACCCGCGGTTATTGCAATTGCTGTGTCAGCCATACTAAGATTTTGATATTAAGGTTACGGTTAATGACCCCGAACTAATCGGTGATGCATGGGTGAGCGCAAGAAGTAGCCCAATTGATTCCCCCACACTGATTGATGTGCTACCACTCTTACTTAACGCAGTAAAAGAAACTGCGGACGACTTACTTATTGGAGTAAGCGACACTGACGACGATTTACTGATTGGGGTGAGGGTGATTGGCATAGTTATCTATAGTTGGGTATCTGCGGTGAAAAATTAAGAGCCTCATCCTTGTTCTTGCGACCATAGTGAACACGCATCGCCTCGACCCCCGCAAGCCACTCTCCCGCGAGCACCTTATACTTCTCCGCGTCTTTCATCGCGGCCCACTTCATTGATGCGCGCACTGCGACAAGCTCGTGCCACGGTCGATCAATACCCGGCTCCTGTGTGGTGTCTGAAGATGTAAACTCATCGAAACCACGTTCAAATTCAATTCGTGCGGTCGCCCCAGCAGAAACCTGTGCCGCGGTTGCCTTGGGATAGAGAAAGAAACCATTTGACTTTGGGTCATATCGTGGTGATGTAATAGTGAAGTTCGCATCCTCATCAGTGGCGTTCCCAAGTGCCTCTATTTGTGAGCTGTCGATTGGTGTTGCTTTATAAAAGGTTGTTCCGTCGTATGAAACATCGAGCCTTTTAAGGCTTAAAAACTTCAGTGATGAAGCAAACACATAGTCTCGATTGGTGGTCAGAGCAAATGTCCCCGCGGGATAGTCTGTGTAATTCGAGTCGTCGGGGTCAAATCCGTCGTGCGACTTCGCGATTTCAACCGTTACATCATAGAGTGCCTCGTTTATGTGGCTAGTAAATTTCTTGAGGGTGGTTGAATCGCCAGAAATTCCCCCATCTCCAATCCCTGTCCAGTCTTCACAACGTTGGATGAGTCCTACTGTTGCGAGTGTTGAGTCGTTGAAAATCATAGTGATCTCATTATACCACACTCACCGAGTCAAGTAATTGAGCTTGTACTCTCCTCTTTCGCACCGATATTTAGACGCTTCTGCGCGATCTGCGTTGCTTACGAGGGTGTTCCGAAAGGGGTGTGGTTTAATCGAGTCGTGTTTAATGGCGATACCACGAATACTTGGCTCACAGTATGCCTTGCGCCCAGTCCTGTAAATACGGCGCGCCACCTCAACATTATCCCAACTCCATCCATTATTAAAGTCCTCGTCGTACCCACCGACGTCAAAAAACGCCTGTGTTGGTGCGCACGCGAAGTCAGACTCCCAGTAGTGCGCACCGAGGAGTTCACCAGTAAATGTATCTCGCCAGTCCCACTCGGGTGTGTCTCCTATCGCCCTCACCTGTCCGACGGGGAAGGTGTACATCTCATTGGGGAGCGCGTGTATCTTCTCAAGTGCGTTGGGGAGTATGTGTATACAATCCTGAAGCATTACGATACGATCGCCCTTCGCGCGTCGGAGCATCTTGTTCAAGTCTGAGGGTAGTGTAAAACCCTGATTCCGCCTACCAATTTCCACCAACCACTCAAAATCTTGGAAGGCCTGAGATTCAAGGCACCCTTGGGTAATGTTGAGGTGCTCTGGTCGAATTGAGGGGGTGAGGACACTGATCATTGTTTATGAAGAAGAAACTGCTTACTCTCCAAGTCAACCACAATCTCATGCTGTGGGAGGTGTTTTTTAAAAAACTCGTAACAGTCCACATGTTCTGGGTGCCACTCTACGATGAGCCATGGAGTTTCTTTTACGAGAGTCGAGTGTTCAAGTATGTTTTCCTCTGCCCCCTCTACGTCAAACTTTATTAGGTTCGGCATGGGTAACTCAAGTTCCTCGAATGTGCGGAGCTGGATAATCTCATCCGATTTGATAATTGGGTCACCAGCCTCTATTTGTTCCACAAAAACACCACCGCAGTTACCATCCCCGCGCGAACAAACGTGTGACTCGCGCGCACCGTAGAATATGCCAAATGGACAAATGGTGATATTCAGATCTTTTGATTTAAGCATCTCCAAATTTTCCTTGACGGGCTCAAAGCAAGTGATGGAAAGATTGTTACCATATTTCCCCTGCATCACATGTGCCCAACCACCCACGTTCGCACCAACGTCAAACACCACCCGTATATCTTCGGGGAGTGGGTCAGTAATTTTCTTAAATAGATCACTCTGCCACTCCTCGACAGTGTACTTAAAATGGTCATTTACGCTTGGCATATTATCCAATTACATTTAATAGTGCATTTTTATAATGTTCTGGTGTCCAGTTTCTCATAACATACTCCCTTCCACCAGACTTTTTTTCCACAACAGCGGTGTTGACTGCCTCTCGTATTGCTTCTACCTCTGGTTTGCACACATACCCACAACCGCTCGCCTCCACATACTCGCGATTTTTAGGAGAATCTTCCATCACCACAACGGGGAGATTACACGCCATCGCCTCAAGTGTCGACCTCTGCCCACCGCCCCAGAAATCAGCGCAATTCACCGCAACATGAGCGGTATTGAGTAGTCTATTTGTTTCCTCGTATGTCTGCTCAAGTAAGACAGTACATCCAAAGTTCCGACAGTCATCAAACATCTTTGGATCGGTGTCCTGCGGTTGGCCAAACACGAGTGCCCGTTCTTTAAAAGCCTCACCAACAAGGTTCTGACGTTTCCAGCTGGCACATGTTCCATGAGTAACTGTGGTATATATCTTCGGGGTATCAAGTGGCCTAAAAATGTCAGTGTTTACCCCAAACGCCACTGAATTTTTAACTCCGATCCGGTCAAAATCATCACGATTTATAAGCGACTCAACAAAGATGTGGTCAAATCCTTCCACCCAATTCTTTTGTATCGGACCACCCGCAAAGAGGAGCGCCTTTTTCTGTGGGGAATACTGCACTTTCTTGTACGCATCTCCCCACAACTCAGATGAGTGGGTACACGGCGCCTCCCAGAATAAAATCCAATCAACAGTGGGTAAGTCTTCATCTGGCTCGTGGAAACTCAACTCATGACCTTCAGCTTCCATTAGTGTGATGGCTCTCCTTAATCCGTCGTTCCATCTAAAAAATCGGTCTTTATTCCTCACCCCATTCGTCCAGCAAAAGGCGATTCTCATGCAGTAAATTCCTTAATCCACGTCTCAGCTACCCAGTCCCAGTCGTACTTCTTCATCTCATGTTGCATCTCGTCAGTGTTCCATTGTCCAGGGTATTTTAAGATACTCACACAGCGCTCCACCCATTCGTCCTCAGCCTTAGTATCATTAAGTGCAAAATCTGTTTGGTATGGTCCATTCCAGTCATCTTTTGTTTTCTTTGAGTGTACCTTATACCCAAACTGTACCGTTTCGTTGAGCGCTGCGAAGTCGGTGGTAACGGGGATTGCTCCCGCCGCCTGTGCTTTGCGCGCACTGATGCAGTCAATTTCCGCAAATTCAGTGGGGTACGCAAAGATTCGTGCTCGTTTATACATGTCCGCGACGTCAGCATGAGAGACAAGTCCACGATTCACTATCCCCACCTCCTCCATCCCCTGAATGATGTGCTTCTTCCACTCCATAACCTTGGGATTGGTGCCGTGTACCGCATCAAAAACACCCCAGCCATACGCCCACTCGCACTTCGCCTCGGGCACTTGTTCTTTTACACGCTTAAATAAGCGCACGAGAGTAGAGAGTGACCTGTCGGGAGACGATGTGTTCACTAGCAAGTGCGGGTCTTTCTCAAAAGAACCACCAAAGTCAGCACTGACAATCCCGTTGGGGATAACAACAAACTTATCGTCGGGTACCTGGGGGAATAGCGACCTGTGGAATTGCGACTTCACGAATATCTTATCGACTTTCGCAAGACGCTTCTCATTAAACTCACCAGCTTTTAAGACATCGTGGAGGTCAACAAAGATCTTTCCACTGTTTATCTCATAGTCGAGCATCTTTGGATGGCGCCAAAGGACGGTGACATCGGTCTTGTCGCGGTAGTTCCACGTCCAGAATGGTGCGTAGGTCACACCATCAAATATCTGTGCCTCATGTCCACAATTATTATACACCGTCACATTCCACCCCGCTTCAGCGTACCTCCGCGCGAGGTGAATCACCGCCTCCTCCGAGCCACCAATTCCCTCGGCGAGAGCGGTAGGGTTCCATGTTCTGGTGGTATACCCACACAAAATGGAGATGTCTTTTCCTGAGGATTCGGTCTTAATGAAGTTTAGGTTGCGCAGATTAGTAAACTCCGGTGCTGATTTCCACTCAGCAGGTATCGCATCGAGCTCCTTCCTCAGTTCATCACCCTTCAGATTCTTGATTTGAGCATACTTTGTGAGCATCTTTTCATGCTTCTCCGAAACGGTTTTCATATTCTCGACAATCTGCTTCAGGTTCTTGTCCTTTGGTGTGATCTTAAGGAGTTGTGCAAAACAATCATACGCGAGCATCGGTTGGTTGATCGCCATGTACGCATACCCCAGCCACTTGAGCGGAGTAAAGTCGTAGTCGCGTGGGTTATACACCACAATCGTGTAGTACGGTGGAGTGAGTTTGAGTGATTGTTTTAAGAGTTCAATCGCGTCCGCGTACTGTTCTGTGTCGTAGTACAGACGCCCGAGCTGAATATACGCATCGGGGTAGAGGGGCTTAAGTCCAATCGCATACCGCAACTCATCAATCGCCTCGTTTTTTCTTTCAAGAAAACAGAGCGATTCTGCGATGCGTAGGTGCGCTATATACTTCTCGTCGTTTGAAAGAGAGAGTTCAATGAATCTACGAAGTGAAACAAGGGCTTCCTCGTTCTTCCCTACGGATTTTTGCGAGTTCCCGAGATTCCAGTATGAACGTGGGTCATTTGGTTTCTCATCAATGTCCTTTTGGGCAACCTCTTCATTACGAATCTTGGCGCTCGCCAATCGATCTTCATTCGTGAGGTGGCACACCTCGATACCCTCAATATGACGTGTCTCAAGCTGTCGATTCGGGTGGAAGTCCTCATGGAGATTGCCAACCCACGTCACGCATCCATCATTTTTTATGACGCGCGTTTTGTGGTGCACGACAATCGGATTATCCCACTCGTCGAACGCATAGAGATACCAAAAAGAGAAGGCGTCCACATTCTGGTTTGCCTGTACCGTCGCGCGTATCTTGTCGGCTCCCTGAACCACATCATCCGCATCAAGCCACAGGATGTAATCATACTCCTTCGGCACTTGTGAGAAATTATAGTTCCGAGCATCGGCAAACGAATTGTTCCATTCCCAAAAAGATTCAACACAGTCAAACGACTTCGCCACCCGTGTCACCTCTTTATTCTTTTTCTTTCCCGCCTGAGTGATAAAGATGTTATCAACGTGGTCAGCGACCGAGAGGAGGCATCGCTCAAGCACCATCGCTTCCTGATCGGTTGGCTTCACAATCATACAGAGTGCAATCTTGATTTTTTTCTCCATATCAAAAGTCTTCGGTTATCTTGAACTGGGGGAATCTTCGCATAAACCACATTTTTCCTTCGTGTTTTCCGTTATCATAGTCACCAAATCCATAGAGCCAGTTGAACTGCTCATCGTTCAGTTTCATCTTAAATGCCATAAAAAGCGACTCAGGGACATCAAAGAGGTGGCGGACAACCTGATCGTGTTGGGTAAACTCAGCGAATTTGTTGATCTTCCCATCCACCTTCTTCCGTGTGGAGAGGAGAAACTGCTCGTACTCAAGGGGGAACATCTTGATGTACGCTTGGACAACTTTCGTTATCCGTGTTTTGGTAGATTGCATACTTTTTGCCGTGCCCCAACCCAAAAAGTAAAGGAAGGAGCACGATACAATCTTAATTGCTATTAAGAGGTGAATCCGTCTGCGTAGAAGTTTGACTTCTGGTTGCGGATTTCGAGCGTCATTGACGCGTTTACTGAACGCTTGGTCGTAGGACCAGTGCGTGCAATATCCATATCGATGTATGGTCGCTTGAGGAACGCCACCTTGAGCTTCTCTGGTCGGATACCGAGGACACGGAGACGTGTCGTTGTGTCTGACTGATAGATATAGCGGTGGGTGTGGATGTTCACCGTCGAGAACGCGGTCTGGTATGAAGACACGGTGCGGACAATAGTCGATACCGTTGGTCCATTAACCACAACGTTACTCTTTTGAACAAATCCATCAGTCGCTGCGCGAAGTGTGGAGTTCATAAAGAGATCTGTTGCCATATCCCCGTTTGAGTTCTCGTAGTTCGCCTTGATCAAGCCATCGAGGATGGTTGCTGACCAAGCGGTTCCTGATACGTGTGCGGTGTAGTTCGTTGAGGTTGAGATACCCTGAAGGATTCCCATCATCGCGGGTGCAGTACCTGAAATACCTGACACGAGTGTAGAACGAACGAGGTTAAACTCAGCGTCGTTCGCAAACTCGAGAAGCGCCTTCTCAGTCTGACGAGAAAGTTCGTCCTGACCGTGGTAGTGAGACACTTGGCGCTGTGTATCCGACACAGCAAATGGCTTCTGAAGGTGCTGGACGAGGTTTGACTGACGAGTGGGAACTGTTCGTGCCCCCATTGTGTAGTCATCACCCTCCTTCGTTGCGTTGAGCGCAGCCGCGTCAAGCGTGTCAACGAGGTAGTGGTGAACGGTGTCAATTGCTTCGGTTTTACCGAGCATGTTGAAGATTTGGGTTTCGCGCGCGGTGAGAAGTTCAATCGCGTTCAAAACGACATCTTCTTTTCGGCTTGTGTCGCCAAAAGTACGGACGGCATTGGTAGACATATGAGTAAGTGGTTAAGCCACAATGCAGTTATTGCTACAGCCCGTATGCCTCGATCACTCCTTCAATAGCACTTCGTCGTGCTTGTTGTTCGGCTTGATACGCGACTTGTGGGCTCGTTGCGGTGCGCGCCTGATCCATTAAACCCTGCGCTTCACTCAACTTATCCGTAGCAACACCCAATCGTGGGTTGCTTTCGAGCACTGACTTCTTGCTCTGTACCTCTTTATAGCCGGTAAAGGTGTCCACCACTTTCTTCGCCTGCTCGCTTGCCACAAAGTCATTCCATGACATTGATTTGGTTACGTCGCTTGCATTTTTGAGTGGTGTGAGAATGTCCCTCACTTCCGTAAGGTTGTCATTCTTGGAGAAGAACATGTCCTCGAGATATTGATCGCGAGTAACAAATCCTTCCGCACTCTGTTGTGCTGGTTGTGCAACAGGTACCTCTGGTGCCTTGATTTCTGGTTCCATAAGTTTATTTAAAGCGTTTAAAACTCCTGCTTCGTCTGTACCCAGCTTTTCTTTTGCTGAGTTGATAATGTTTTTTATCTTACCGACATCTCCAACGTAGTTGAAGGTGTCTTTCACAGACTTAAGTGCTGTTTCAGCGTCTTTATATTCCTTACCAAGAACCTTACTCAATTCTTCGAGAGATATATTTCCGGCTTCGTCAGCACTTCCACCGTCTGCTGGACTCAATTGTGGTCCATCAGCTAGGGTTTGTGGTGTAATGACATCATCCATAGCTATAAGTCAACTATTAAGGGGGGGCGCATACCGCCCCCGTGTCTGCCTACACGGGGGAACTATACCGTCGAACGATCTCTTCTTTTATAATTATACCAGACATTTCCTCCTGCTGTCTATGTTGATCTGCGCGCGCCTCCACATCCTCGATGAGCCCATTAGCAAAATCAATCACCCCTGAGCGTAGCATGAGTTGCCGTATCGTGTCCTCTGGGGATAAATCTGTGGGTAGCGCAGAAATGGAGTCAAGTACGCGAATCCTCTCAAGAATCATACCCTTCACAATCTTCCACCCCTCACTTTCAATATAGTTTTTCACCGCGTCCCCCTCGCGGAGCGCCTCTGCTGTTTCAATATCAACTTTTTCCATTAGTTTGCGGGTACATTAGCTGCGGTGGTGAGTGATTGGAGAGATACTGGTGAATTCATCGGTGGTTGCATCCCCTCCTGTGGCGCGACCATGGGTGGGCGTTTCAGCGACTCTGGTACGGGGAGCCCCATGAGGTCAAGTGCTTGTTTCGCGAAGTCATTTCGCACCGCGGGGTCTTGGATAATATTACTCATATTGATGAGGTTGTTCGTCGCGACAGACACATCAGTCGTCTCATTGACCCACGACGCAAGGGTGTCGATATTCTTCACGATGATCTCGTCAACGAGCTTGAAGAATAGATTTTTATTCTTCCGCAATTCATCCGATGCGGTTTGCATCGCAATTCCCATTTCCTCAATTGAGGGGAGTGGATTCTTTGCGTCATCAAGGTATTGGAGCGCAAGGTACGACACCACCCGCTCACGAATCTCGTCAATGTCTTCAAAGTCATTATAGATGGTCGCCCCCCCCGCCTCGCGCATCATGCGTGGCACATGGGGCAAGAAGTGCCTATCCATCCACCGATTAAGCATATGTCCGATAGAGTCCTTTACGAGCGTGAAGCCCGACTTGGTGTTCTGATCTTGGAGAGACGTTGCGGTCGCAGACGCAGACGCAACCCCAGACGCGCCACGGGACACATCATAGGTAGACGTCACCTCAAACGCCCAGTTCTTCGCGACGCCCTCATCCCGATACGAGCTCTCACCAGCTTCGTCGATGCGTAGGTTCTCAATATCGCCCATGTCCTTAAGCTTGATGACCCCGCGCGACGCCAGGTTGGAGAACATCTGCTGGGTAATGCCCGCGTTTGCGCGTATTTTGAATAGCCCCAGAGACGCCGCGGTATTCTTCGTGATGCGCAGGTTCACAATCAGGTTGATCCACTCCTGAAGTCCCATCATCATCTCTGCGGGGCCAACCCCCGCCCATCGCCCAGGCACCTTCATGTAGCGCATTTCTTCGTAGGGCTTCACCACGTTCCCATACTTATCCTTGTGGGTGTTTCGCTCAACCAAGTGAACACGCGTGTCGCCCGTTTCCAAACCAGACACCACGATATGTGCGTCGCACAAGTAGGTGTCTTTGGGGTCACCGGTGATGAGCCGTTCAGGAATGAGTGCGTATGATTCATACACGTCCACGAACTCACCTGTTGGCTGGCTCTGGAGTAGGTCAATATCATTTCGGTGGAGCGATGATTTTGTTTGTAGCTTCTCCGTGTTCTGCCATCCATCCATCGCTTCCACCTCCTTGGGAGATAGGAGCGCCCGCTCTGTAAACGCCTGAGCCGACTGTATGTTGTCAGCGGTCGGATCTATAAACGTATTCAAAATATCTACCGTGCGACGCTTCACCACCAGCTTTCCGCGATCGTTTACTGTATACGTCTTCCACACAGTCGTCCCGTCAATACACATCTGCAAAATAGAGTCATCAATCACCTCCCCAAAGAAGTTCTTATACATCCAATTCCGTGTAAAACCACGCACCATATGCGTAAAGCCGGTGCCGTCCGTGTCGGTCGCTATAAAATTGAGTCGCGTGAGGTCAACATCAGACAATTTCCTCGTCGAATCCACCACCAACCGGGTAAGAGGTACCCACTGCTTCCGCTTTTGTGTCGTTGGGTCGAGCGGTTCGTCAAACACCCCCCAATAGTTCTTACGGAGTAACCGAATAAGTGGTCTCGTCGCAATCGCCACCTTCTCCGTTATATAAAATAGCCCATCCTTATAATTAGTAACCTCGTTCTTCACGAGGTTAATAACCTCGTTTTCAATTTCTTCTTTTGAAAGCTTCATATGGTGTACACATTATACCACACACCCATCAGTAAATACCTATCAACTCTCCTGTGTCCTCCATGGTCGCGTACTTCCGCATTTGCCACGCAATCACCACCGCCATAAGCAGGTCGAAGTGCCTCGTCACCAAACCCACAGACGTATCTGTGAGGTCCATCGTCGTGAATGAGCGCATTTCCTTCAGGACGTTCACATCCAATATCCGTATCAGTCCGTCATTATAGTCCTTCCGAAACTCGAAGAACATCTTGGGCTTCGTCTTCTTCGTCGTCCTCCATCCAAGTCGCTCCGTCACCTTGAGTGTCAATTTAGAGTCGTCCCGTTGCGTATATATAGAAGGGTACCCGCGCATCGCCCCGATGGTAGCGTGTCCCGTGTTGTTTGCCTCTGGCGCCACGATACAGTTCCCAAACTCCCTCCCGACGCGCATGAGCTCGTACCCAAATAAATCTGGTGGGATGTTGTTGTTAATATACGTCGCCGTGAGTACCCCCACGTCAGACGACGCCTGCCCAAAGTCAAACAGCGCAAAGGTATTCGCGTCCTTCCCAATACCCTCACTCGTATCTGCCCCAATACCATACGCGTGGTGTGGCTGGTATTCTCCCCAGTACTTCACCCCGGCCGACTCCGTGTGTGGTTGGGTGGCTTGCGCAATATCCCGATCCACCCGCCACCGATCAAAGAAACTAGAGTCAGCGCGCGAGGGGTCACACATATACTCCCCAAACCAGTCATCAGCATCCTTCTTTTTCTTTTCAATCCACTCCAGGTTATACCGCGCTTCCCACGTTGGCTTACCGTCCACCATAATGGGCACCTTATCCACCACAATATTCTGCTTATTCAAAAACCATTGAATCACCCCCTCCTCACTGATGTAGTTCCCAAGCACCATATACGAACCGTCCGAAGATAGTCCTTGAATCGCCTCATCTATCCTCCAGATGGTCGCTTCCGTCTGTGGAAGCGAAGAAATAGACTCGCGATCCTCCACATCATCAAATATAAGCCAGTCTGGGCGATATGCGTCTTGCAAATGCCCGCGTTGCGTCATACCCACGGTCCCCGCAAGGAGCTTTACCCCGTCAACCGTCGTAAACACCGCCATTGTTTCCTCTCCTTTTGTGTCTTTTTGCTTCGGAAAGAGGTTCCCATACACATCCTTCACCTCTGTTATGAGGTTAAATATGTCCGTCACAAGCTGTTTACTGTTCCCAAAGTTGCGTGCCATGACCTTTATGTAGCGTCTGAAGTGGTCAAGATCGTTCAAAAGCACATACGCGATAAACAATTTCGCAAAAGTGGTCTTCGCACAGCCTCGAAACCCGAGATTTAAATAGTTGTGCTTCCCGTAATAGCACCCAATCTGGTGCATAATAAACGTGTCGTGGAACTCTGCTGGCTCCGACATGTAGTATCTCGAGAAGAAGTGGTAAATCCAGTATTTGAATTTAAATGCGATCATTTCATGCGGTTCGTCCTTTTCAAACGCAAAAAAGGCAAGAATATCCTCCTTCGTCCCCTCACTCGTGACTTTTACAGCCAGATCAATGGCCTCCTGTGGGACTATCATGGGTTATTGGGAAGATTATTGATGATGCGTCGCACTTGCTCCTTATTCATTCCATACATGCGTGCCACCCATGTATACGAGTGGCAGGTGTTGTATGCCCGTACCATGTGTTCGCGTCGTTTTTCCCTCAAATCATTCGGGAGGGGGATACGTCTCGTGGAATACATCCTTATTATATCGAGGTCGGGGAAGCCCCAACCACCAGAGCGGATGCGCCATGTGTCGTAGTCCCAGCCATTAGGAAGTGTCCTCATACCCGACAGGATAGCATTTTGGCGAGTAGTTGGCAAGGATTTTTAAAAGTACCATTTTAAGCCATATTATTTGGCGAGTAGTTAATTCTGACGAGTAGTCGAGCCTTTTTTAAAAAATGGCTTAAAATGGTCTCTTTTTTTGACGAGTAGCTACAGCCCTTATTTTAAGCCATTTTTAAAGTGTGTTTTTTAGCCATATTTTTACACCAAACAGGAATGATGGTGGCGAGTAGTTTTGCATATTTTTATGCCGACAAAGAAAAAGCCCTCAAAATAAGAGGGAATTAGATAATTGCTATTGACATCGCACTTATGCGTAGTGTGGAGCGCGCGTCCGCATGGGCGCGTGTGCTTCACACTAAGCATAAGCGAATTGTGTGTTATAGTCAAGCACCTTACCGACCTTTTTGCTATGAAATGGCGCGTTTTCGATTAGCGCAAAACACGTTTGGTTTTTTGTCAATGGTGATGCGATTGGGGAAAATTTTTTCTGGATTTTTTGTGTGGGTGGATTGGGGGAAATTTTTGCCGTGTTTATTTGTATAGAGTGCTTTTTGAGAAATATGATGCGATTTGCGCGTGTCGCATGGAACCTTAAAACGAAAATTTCAAAACCGAACCCCCACGGCGTCATATATTTAGTGTCGCACAATAAATGTTGTGCGACGTATATGTATTATGTGGCTCAACTAAGCCATATACCACAATCGACACAATAGAAAAAGCGCCTCATGGGCGCCATTTCATTGACATAACATACCATTCTATTGTGCAGTAGCGTCTTGCACGCCTTTGAACAGCGACGCGAGTGAAATTTTTTGTGATGCGCGTGTCTCATTTGGTATTAAACGGCGCCCATTCGCCCCTGTTACCTCATTACGCATTGAATAAAGGTCTTTGCCAAGCCTCTCTGATACAAAGGTGCTAGCTTGCAATTTCATTTTTGCATATTCTTTATCGCTGTCATCGTAGTTGATCGCATTTTTAAGCGCCTTTTCTGCTTGTCCTAACATCTCAGCGCGCGCAACCTCGCTGTCTTGCAACATATCTTGAAACCATGCGGGACGCTGTACAGTAAGATTGTGCGCGTATGTATAGCTATAACCAGCCTTAATCGCGCTGCGCATTGTGTTTTGAAAGCTATCACTCTTTGGATCAATAAAAAATGCTTTAAAAAGCGCAACACGATTGTCTTTCAGTGTTTTTTTATATCCACCTTTTGTGCTTAATTTTGAGGTATCAGGCTTATAATTCGCCATATACCACACATTATACCACACACCACGCATATCCACACGCCACACTTGACAAATATATCAATGAGACTATACTAACTATATACAAGTAAACATATCATACATATGAAACATACAAAAAAGATCTACACACTAAAAGAACTAGTCACCCGGGCAAAACGCGCACGACGCGACGCGCGACTGGTGCAACTACTAACTAAATAAAAAATATGTATAAAATAATAATCCACAATGCGCAATATATAGAAAAAGATGGTTGTCTCGAATGGGATGAGTCCATAAAATTTGAGTCAAAAACAGTAGAAAAACATAAAACAGTCAAAGAATGTTTTGAGTCAATGAATGATTGGGGCAGTAGGTGGGTTATGTACCCGAGTGTGACTATAGAAAACGAGGAGGGGGAGGAAGTATGGAGCAGTATTCCGGCTTGCTACAAATGCGAGTGTTGCAAGCATGAGACATGGGACCAAATTGAGGGAGGACTATACACCATGAAAAACAAAGACGGATCAAAACTATTCCCCGAGATTATTTAGCGTACCCGCTTTGTACCTCATGCCATGGGGTACAAGCGCGAGCACACTAGCATGGTGACTGGCTCGAGCGTTCTTTGAAAATAGCATATACGTGACACATATACTGCGACAAAAAAGCGGGAAGTGTCACGTGCTTACATATAACAATACAAAACATGAAACGATACACAACGTTAAAAGTAGGGTATACAGCTGGTGTATACGGTTGTAGTGGTGAATACTTCACTACCATCATTTTAAAAGATGATGAAAAACCTCACATAATGAACCATTACGGAATGTACGGCAGTGAGTCACGTGTAACTGAACCATTGAAACAAGCAGGATATATTGAATTCTATACGCCGTCTGACTTTGGAAAGATGACCATGAAGGATATCCGCTCACGTAAAAACTTTTGGTCAAGTGAGTACGCTGCTATTGATGAGATACAAAAAGCGTTAGCAGATAACACTTTATAGTATGACACTCACCATAAAATACACCGACGATGAAACCATGCATTACATGGAAGTATTCGCGGGTGATAAGAAGTTGGGTGAAGTGTTCGTGAATATCGACGGGTGGGTTACATGGGAGAACTACATGGATCACCGCAAAGAGTACAATCTGATGACTATCGAGAATAATGGCATTATCGACGATAGGATTATTGAGATATGAAACTCTATGCAAAAATTCAAAGTGAACGCGCAACAAAAGGACAGGGAGGCAACAAAGAGATCGTCATTGACCTACTCATTGACCCCGTAAAGCGTATGGAAATAGGGCGTGTGGTAATGACATGCGAAGATGACGTATACACCGTGTACTACTACCCTATAAACGATAATTGCGAGGATCAAAAAATAAATAGCGGGAGGGTACTACTCTACGAATCAAAAGGTGAAAAGCAAAAAGGCGAATGTATACACGATATAGTAAAAGACGCATATGACAAGGAATATTGTCAGGAGTGCGGAAAATATAACGTGCTCTCATAAAAGCCAAAAAGCAAAAGACCGCACAATAGGGATATTGTAGCGGTTTTTTGTATGTAAAAACCAGAAAAGAACCACCAAAAATCACAGCGAAAAGGGGCGAACCGATTTACCAAGTAATTATTCAGACATCTGAAAACAAAGTATGATCGAAATAAGCAAACAAGAGTACGAAGCAGAGCTTGCGATGTATCGCGAACTCGTGAAGGATGCGAAGCATAAAAAGAAGGAGTATATAAGCAAAATCCCCGCGAGGAATCTCGACATCGCGCGACTGCGCTTCAGGGAGGGGCTTACCTTAGCGAAAATAGGCGAACGGTACGGCATCTCGCGCGGTAGGGTTCACCACATACTCAATTCCCTATAGGAAACAGGAATATCCACAGCCACTTCATGGTGGCTGTTTGTGTGTATGGTATACTCCTTTCATGCAATCGAATATACCCAATCTTGATGCTCATTTTTATGATTACCTCAAGCGCCGTGGCATTACCGACGAGGTGATGTCTCTTTTTAATATACAGACAGCAACACGCGCGGATATTGGTGATTGCATCAAAATACCAATCAGCGACACCCATGCGAAATACCGCAGGGACCCGCTTGATGAGCGTAAGCCAAAGTACCTATACGACTCTGGTAGTAGGGTCACCCTGTTTGGGTATGACAAACTACAAGCCGAACACACCACCATACTCATTACGGAGGGTGAATTGGATTGCCTCGTCGCATGGTCACACAACATCCCCGCAGTCACGAGTACGGGGGGCGCGATGTCCTTTCAGGAGGAGTGGAAAGAGTTACTCGCTGGGCGTGAGGTGGCGGTGTGCTTTGACAATGACGACGCGGGAGCAGAGGGTATGGTGCGCGTTCTTAAATACCTACCAGAAGCGAAGATTGTACTTGTACCAGAGCATGTGGGGCTAAAAGACATAAGCGACTATGTGGCGCAGGGGGGCGATTTGCATCAGCTCCTCGCAACTGCGCAAGCATTTCCCGATATGACGTCGGTGATTGATGACAGGGACAGACGCAAGGCGCTGAAGCTCCCCATCCGCTTCCACGATAAGTACATCGAGGAGCACCGGCAAAGGGCGGAGCGCGCCACGAGCCCGAATCCGTATACAGGAACCGACGAGGTGTTGCGTGCTAGGAGCTATCCGATGGACAACTTGATAGCATTTACCCACAAGAAGGCGGTGTGCCCGTGGCACAACGAGAGGACGGGTAGTCTCGCGTACTACCCGAAGACGAATAGCGCGTACTGTTTTGGTGGTTGTGGACGGGCGTATGACAGCATTGACGCGTATCGGAAGCTCCACAACTGCTCGTTTCGTGAGGCCATTACGGAGTTAAATAAACTGGTATGACACGAGCCGAGCTTCACGAGGAGATAGCAAAATACTTGTATATAGAAGATTTTGGGATGGTGGACATCGTGATCGCCTCCATCGTCGCAAACTCCATGAAGGTGGGTGACCCTGTATGGCTTACGCTCATTGGTCCAAGTAGTGGTGGCAAGAGCCAACTTATACGACCATTTGCCATCGCGCACAAGCAACTCATCCACCAAATCGATGACCTCACGTCAAACACGCTTCTATCAGGAACACAAGGGCTTGACGGCTCACTGTTGGGACGTATTGGGAAGCATGGGGTGCTCTCAATGGATGATCTTACGGTGCTGTTTAGTAAGAACAGCGAACAGCGCGCGGAGATCCTCTCGCAATTCCGCATGATGTATGACGGTCGGTTCTCGAAAAGCACCGGCAATCGCAAGGAGCCGATTGTGTGGGAGGGGTATATTGGCATGATTGCGGGGTCTACCCCATCGATTTATCGGTATTTTAACGAGGTGGCGGATATGGGTGAGCGGTTTATCAGCTACCGGATGAAGAAGTTTGACACGCATAAGGCGGTGGAGTTTGTCACGCGCCACGGTAAGCCGTCCAAAGAAACGACCAACCACATCGCGCATCACCTCGACGTGTACCTCACTGAATTACTCCAAGGGTTACCACCAGTAATACCACCACTCCACGAAGAAACGAAGCGGGTGATCCAGACGATGAGTGAATACAGCACACTGTTACGAACCCCAGTACACACCGACGAGCGGAGTGGGCTTGTGGATGAGTTTCCGGAGCCAGAGATGCCGTTTCGTGTGATGAAACAACTACAGGCGATAGCCACCGCGCTACAGGTGATGTCTGACGAGCCTGATGAGCCGTTACCGCAGGATCTTAATAGTGCCCTTGAGTGGACTGCGTATAGTCTCTGTAACGACAAGCGGAGGGCGTGGCTTAGAAACCTTGTGGGCCTCCACGACCAGGGGAAGCAACTCACCGCTCGCAACATCTCGTCATGTACGGGGCTTCATGTTGAGGTGGTGAGAAAGGAGCTCGATCAGCTACAGGCAATTGGCATCATCCGCCTCACTGATGAGGACGCAAATGGCAAGAAGCGTTGGGAAATCGTGCGTAAGGATATGGTAGACATGGTGCGGAGAGTCGATCCGTATGATGCTGATGTTATTAGTAATGTAGACATTGAATTATGAATCCGTGGGTATATATGAAGGACGGGGACGACGACCACCTTTACAATGAGGAGGGGAAGAAACGACGGCTCAACACACACGATTATGTCTTCCCGTATGGGAAGTATAAAGGGTATTCGCTGTATGAGCTTGATGATGTTGGGTATCTACAGTGGGCGAAGAAGCAGAATGACGCCGATCTGCGTGGTCCAGACTGGTTCTTTGATAAGATTGTGACGATGCGACTGAAGGAATTACAATGAGTATAGAGTTACACCCACATCAGTCTAAGTTTCTTAATAGTGAGAACGACAATGCCATTCTCTGTTTCGAGGTCGGCACTGGAAAAAGTTTTACTGCTAAGTTGTGGCTTAAGCAAAAAGGTAGAGACAAAAACGCCCTAGTACTTTGTCCTAAACAAATCAGAGATGTTTGGAAGAAGGACGCACCATACGCCACGGTCTACTCCTTCGAGGACTTCAAGAAGTACGAGCCACCGAAGAACCCAACCGCCATTGTGGTAGACGAGGCGGATATGGTGGCGAGCCCATTGTTTGTGGCGAGCTTGCGGAGCCAACGCACGGAGAAGTTATACACATATACACAGCTTTATCCACAGTGCCCCGTATTACTCCTCACCGCCACGCCCGTAAGGTCGAGCCCGTGGAATATCCACACACTCCTCGTCCTCTCGCACATCAAACCACCAGACACATGGAAGAAGTACCGCGACCGATACTTTGAGCTCACCTATCGGCCATTCCTCCCCCGCCCCGCGTGGTTTCCCAAGAAGACGTGGCGCAAAGACATGCAGGAGCTCATCAACAAATACACACATGTTGCGCTGATGAGCGACATGGTGGACCTACCACCTGAGACATACGAGGTTATCAAACTTAAAAAACCAGATTATGAACAAAATGAAGAATGGGAACCGATGGCACAGTTTGTCGCAGATCACCGGCTGGAACAGCTATCAAAGAGTACTGCTATTAAGGAAATATCAAAAGGATACAGAAAGGTCGTTGTGGTCGCTCACTACACCGAGTCGATTGACGCGCTTCAACACGAACTATCTAAGGAGCGCCAGACGTTCGTACTGGACGGCCGAACAAAGCATCCTGAGCGAGTTATCGCTGATGCAGAAGCTGATGGTGAGTGTTATTTCATTATTCAGGCATCGGTCGGTGCCGGATTTGAGTTGCCTTCCTTTGCGGTGATGATATTCGCCTCGATGGGGTACAGTGTGCGGAACGAGGTACAGATGCGTGGTAGAATTAAGCGGATCAATGCTTTAAAGCCCCTCAAATATTTTTACCTTATTGGTGGGGATAGGGACCAGGCGATCTATGATAACATTAAGGCGGGGAAAGATTTTATTCCGGCAGAATACCTGAAGCATGTACGCGCTACCAAAGAAAATTAAACGCACCGAAGCAGACCTAGACACGAGGGTTGCGGAGAGGGTGTTTGCCATCCACCCATGCAAGAACTGGGGACTTGAGGTGAAAATGTGGAACAACAAGCCCCTACCACACCAGAAAAAGGCACTGAAGCAGATAGAGGACGGTAAGTTTTTATATAAGATACCCGACACGGGGCGCAGGAACCCTGTGGACTTTGTGTGTCTCGGGGATGGTGATGCACTTGTGTGTACTATCCAAAAGAATTTGCGGGACGTGGTGTGTGTGGTGAATGGTGTTTATGAGTTTAACATGAGGATATGAACAAGAAAAAGTATCTCGAGACGTTTGGGGAGCTGACCGCACGCATGTTGGTGATTACTACGGCCAAGAATTCTGATTACACGGGGGATGACAACTCCCCATTCAAGAACTTTGAAATGGTGGAAACGATTGGCTTTGCGACGACCGAGCAGGGGTTCCTCACGCGCATCACCGACAAGCTCATGCGCGTCTCCACCTTTGTGAAGACTGGCATCCTAAAGGTTGCGGACGAGAAGGTGGAGGACACCCTACTCGACATGGCGAACTACTGTTTACTTATGATCTGTTACCTACGGAGTAAGAAGAAATAACCACCTATGAGTTCGGTGTCTGGATTCAAAAAAAGCAGTGTCGGTGACAGGTTCCGAGTAGACCCATGTGGTAAGCGGTCGTACTCCAAGACACACGCACGCAAGGTGCAGTGTCTCCAACAAAAGGAAACACACACAAAGTTATATATCTACAAGTGCCACAAGTGTCGTGCGTATCATCTGACGCATAAAGCACCACGCAAAAAGCCCCTTGCGGGGCCTCCTGCGCAGCGTAGAACCTATACTACTACTCGAAAGGCACGTCGTCAACCTTCTCCTCTGGCGTAGTTGGTGTGGTTGGTTTGACTCCCTGTGCTTTCATGTCTAACTCCTCAAGCTCACGCACGGTTGGATTCGCTTCGTTCTCGGGGAGCGTCCCTGATGAGAATGAGTAAATCTTGGTAGGTGAGTACCCCTTAGTTTTTGATGGTCGAAGCTCACCAAGCTCAATAGTGAGTAGGTCCCCAAGTCGTGCTTCGTCAGTTGCGCGAATCGCGAAGTATGGGTCGCGCTTCAGTCCGATGTTGATAAGCTCCCCACTCTCCTGCTCGAGGGTAAACCCGCGTTGTTCACGGAACTGATCTTGTGCGGGTCGGTAAAAGACGTCGCGAATGATGCCCGTTACTTTGTCCCCCTTCTTGTCGAACTTAGCCCAGTTCTCCCACGCTTTGTCGCGGGGCTTGGTGAGGTCTTTGTTCGCGTATTTGCTAAAGTCTGCCATATGATATATGTCGCGTTTTTTATGTTAATTGTTCGCGATGTCCACAGTATAATCGAGTAAAATGTGCTCGTCTATTGTACACTGGGGATATGTTTAATTTACCCAGAGGATATCTGTCGAGCTCGGCGTGTGATCTGTGGGAGCAAAATAAAAATAACTTTAGGAAAAAATACTACGATGGAGAGCCTGGATTCCGCACCGTCTATACCGACTTTGGTGTGTCATTCGCCAAACAAATTGAGGAGCATCCCGAGCGCTTCCCCCACATACCACGGTACGCGGTGCCTGAGTTTCCTATTAAGTGGGTGGTGCGTGGCGTACCTGTGCTCGGGTTTATTGATAGTTTTTGTCCAGAGCAAAAGGCGGTGATTGAATATAAAACCTCCATCAGTAGCGGTGTCGAGAAGTGGAGCGCGGTCAAGGTGCGTAAGTGGAAGCAGTTGCCGTTCTACGCGATGTGTATAAAGAACATGTTTGGTACCGTTCACCCACTATTTAAGCTCATCGTGCTCAGTACCGAGTGGCGCGATGTGGTAGAGGAGTTCCCCTTTAATGGAAAAACATTTACGAGGAGTACGAAGTTACTCGACTTTATCCCCGAATCTCTCACCGATCCAAAGATCTTTGAGCGTGAGATACGCGATTGGGAGATTGACCTCATGGAGGAGCGTTTGGTTACGATTGCCAATGAGGTTTCTAATGACTACACGAGCTATACACAGGGTAAGATTGACGAGTAGCTAGTTTAGAGTACTATGTCCAGTAGTTATTAAGTAATATATATCATATGAAGATACACGAACTTATGCGTGAGGTCGCTGAGGTTGCGACGAGGCGCAAGGCGCTTGAGGCCCAGGAAAAAGAGTTAAAAGATCAACTCCTTGTGGCGATGCGCAAAGCGAAGACGATGCGAGAAAAAACTGAATACGGCTCATTCACCATCAAGCCATACACCCGCTATGAGTATAGTGAGGAGGTGGTGTCCCTTGAGGAATCTCTCAAGATCAAGAAGCAAGACGAGGTTGAGCGTGGGGTGGCGAAGGCGATTGTTACTGAGAGTGTGGCGTTTAGTCCCGCTAAGGAATAGGGTATGGAGAAGTGTGTACCCGATTCTACTGAGTTGGAACGCAGAAAAAAAATAAGCAACTCAGTGACCAACTTGTGGAAAAACCCACAGTATAGATTACAAATGATTAAGAAACAGCGGCGCGCCGGACTGAGAAACTATGAAACCATTTGACGAGAACGAGATTGAAGGATATACACGGTGGGACTGGCAGGGCACCCTCATGGCAGTCACCATCGGACTCTGTGTAGCGTGGGTGATAGTGGAGTATGTTATTGGGGCAGATACGCTTATTAGTTGGTTTGAAAGAATATGACATCAGGTGGACAACCAGGAAGCAAGAACGCATTCAAACATGGTATGTCAAATTAGAAAACTTAATAAATAAATATATGGATTACCCCGCAAATGAGTGGCGCCAGAAATTAGGCCTAGAGATTTCTTTTATCGAAAGTTCCAACCTAAAAAGTGTGGAAGATTTTAGAGAGGCAATCCTAGATGTTTGTCAAAATACTATCCAAAACCTCCTCGACACCCACACCGCACAGATTGTGGAGAGGATTGAGAAAGAGAGACTTGGAGGAGAAGGCAGACCAATATTCGTAGGGGCAAACGCAGTTGAAAGAATGAAGGTTTACAACCAAGCCCTCGACCAAGCCATAGACATTATCAATGATAATAAGTGATATATGAAAGAAATAATTATTGAAACAAAGGCAGAAAAACAAGTTGGAGGAGTACGGGTGTCGCTAGGGCTTTATAACAAACTTGAAAAGATATCCAATGACCAAGGAGTAACCATTGCTCAAGTAATGCGCTCAATTTTAGAGCAAGTTATTGACGAGATTAAAATTAAGTAACAGTAGGATGGGTGGTTCATGGGGGGAGAAGAAGCAGTGTGCAAATCCTGCCCTCTGTAATGGAGGTCTTCTATGAGCAAGTTATCTCCCCACGAGCCACTCATCACAGCCATAGACATTATCAAGGATAATAAGTGATATGAGAATCTACAGAATAGAGAGAATGGGACGAAAGTTTATTAAAAAACTGACCGAGGCTCTGGTGGTCGGTGATATAACAAACTTTCACATTAAGGGCATTACTACACCGAGGGGGAAAGACGAGCGTGGGGAATTATTTTATGAAGTAGTAAAGGATAATAAGTGATATATGAAAAACCTTATTGATGCACACAAATTCTTTATGCGAAAAAGCCAACACTACATACTAGGAAATTGGTCTGAATATGAAGAATGGGTGACTGACGACCTAAAATGGAACAAGCAGTTATGGCGCTACTACACAGGATTTGTACCCACCTATATAAAGTTTATGTGGCTCACGATTAGAAAAAAGTAACAGTAGGATGGGTATTAAAAGATAACTAAGTGATATATGAAAGAATTACACAAAAAATACCCTGCCTATATCCTATATAGCGATGGGGCGTATACTATAAAACCATTACCTCAATATAACTTTCTAAGACGACTCATAATGGCAATAGATGTACTAAGACAAGAAGCTACCGTTGTTTATTACCCCGAGTAGTAACAGTAGGATAATAATGGAACCATCAATTTATCAACACCAAGAAATAATGGACGCGGTAACAAAAACACAAGGCGACCTTGCCGCGATAGTTATTCTCCAACAACCAGACGGAAGCACAACATACCTTCGTCACAACATTACGGGCGAGCAGGTGGCAAGTATGATGAGACAAGCGTATTGCCACTCATCACAGCCATAGGTATTATTAAGAGTAATTAAGAAAGGTATGAAAGAACGTCAAAAAGACAAATTCACACAAACGTATGTTTACCGAGACAATGGAGAGAGCTACTTTGTATCAACAGCATACAGAGAATCTTCAGCTGAACTTAACCCCGATGGCTGGTACTTTGAGACTCTTGCATGGACTCTCAATGATAAAAACGAACGTCTCGATATTATTGCAGACAATAGCGGGGCGATTGATGAACCTTCGGCATTAAAACAACACTTTCAAGTGGTCGAGCAACTCCACGAAAAGGGAAGATTTTTTGTTGAAGACGTAAAACAAGTATTTTGTGAAGAAGTCTAACTACACCATCACCATTCTGATGAATGGGAACGAAGTAGTTGACCTTTAACCCCCCACACAATCGAACAGAGGATTAACCAACCAATAATTATGATAGAAAAACCACAAGAAATAACCATCCCCATCACGTTTGTCTTTACGACAGCACAGCACTCCCCAGACTCAGACTTTATGCTTTATCAGGTGGTGTGTGAATTCCTACGGAGCAAGGGTGTGACGATGGAGAATGATACGATACGAATCTAATTACCGGTAAAGTAAGCCATGAAATACTTATCAACATTTAGCGGTATCGGTGGTTTTGAGTTAGGAATACAATTGGCGTATGTGGATTCAATTAAGAGAGGTGCGGAGCGAAGATTCCAAGAGAATCAGGCGAGAGAGAAAAGACAAGGATTTCAGTCCGAGGAGGGGGAAGGTGTTGGAATTACGGAAGGACAATCTCGGAGCGACTATTGGAACATCCCTTACAAGGGACAACCTACTTGCGTGGGTTACTCCGAAATCGACAAGTACGCTTCAGCCATTTATCAAAAACACTTCCCAAACCATCACAACTATGGAGACATCACACAAATCGTTGCCGAAGACCTCCACGACTTCGACTTGCTCGTCGGTGGATTCCCTTGCCAAGCATTTAGTATCGCAGGAAAACGAGGTGGATTTGAAGACACCAGGGGGACAATGTTCTTTGAACTTGCGCGAATACTGCGAGCAAAACAACCTCGACTATTCGTCTTTGAAAATGTTAAAGGACTTCTCAGCCACGATGGTGGAAAATCTTTTGCAACCATCATCCAAACGCTTGATGAGTTGGGGTATGACACAGAGTGGCAAGTGCTTAACAGCAAGAATCACGGAGTCCCCCAAAATAGGGAGCGCGTGTTCATTGTCGGACATCTTAGAGGAACACCCCGACCCCAAGTATTTCCTTTCGGAGAAACAACAGGAACGGCTCTTGGGGACTGTCAGATAAGCAATAGCAGTAAGCGTGAGTTTGGCTTTAAGGAAGTTTCGCCAACTTTATTATCAAGAGATTATAAAGACCCCAAGTTAGTACAACTCAACAACCCCACCCATTCAAACGACAGAGTCTACGGAGCAGACGGCATAAGCCCGACACTCAATACGATGCAGGGAGGGATGCGACAACCGTTTGTAAAAGATGAGGTGCGAATCCGCCGGCTCACTCCGGTTGAGTGTGAACGACTCCAGGGATTCCCTGACGGCTGGACAGAGGGAGTAAGTGATACGCAACGCTACAAGACACTCGGGAACGCGGTGACGGTCAATGTTATTCGAGACTTATTTATAGAAATATACAAGACCACCTAACTAAGAAATAACCCTCGGCGTGTGTCGGGGGTTATTTTACTTGTGGTCGGTATGGTTGCTTGAGGGGAGGACAGACCATGTGAACATGAGCTATCTTCCCGTCAATGACCACACGAAAGTGGGGAGTGGTGTTGAGGAGGAACATGCGACAACATCGGAGGCACAGGTGCCACTCCCAGAGCACCCGATGGTCGCCTATCGTTCCACTGGTGTACATCATGTCCTCTGACCAGCCCCGACCTTGAGGGTCGTAAGCCCGACAAAGAGGTGTCCTTCCGGCACCATGATTACAATCACCGTCACCATGTCGTTCCCCACCTTTTCGGTAAAGAGAATCTGCATGATGGCGACCTGTCCGTTCAGGATGCCACAGGCGGGTACAC